ACCCGGCATGACCCTGCCGTCAATATCTCTCCCTCGGGAGGCACAGGACTACGACCTCCCGACGACCCTGCAATGGCACCCGGAGTCGCTCGCGCGCTGGCCGTGGCTGCACCCATTCACAGACGTGCCCGAGGACGCGTCGCCGCCGCTGGCGATGAGTCCACCGCCGGCGGACGCCGTGGGTTCCTACGGCGCGGCGGCAATCGAGTGGATCGAGGCCACCCAACGCGTGACGCTGCGATGGTGGCAAGCCCTGGCCATCACCCGACAGTTAGAGCACCGCGAGGACGGCACGTTGTGCCACAGGGCCGTCGTAGAATCCACGCCGCGCCGCGCCGGCAAGTCCGTCCGTATCCGCGCGCTGGCCCTGTGGCGAATGGAGCACGGCGCCGAGCTATTCGGTGAACCGCAGATCGTCATTCACACAGGCTCCGACGTCGCGATCTGCCGGGAGATTCAACGCGGCGCGTGGCGATGGTGCGAGGAGAACGACTGGGAGGTCTCGCGAGCCAACGGCAAGGAAGCTATCGAGACACCGGCCGGCGACAGGTGGCTAGTCCGCGCACAGCGCGCCGTCTACGGCTACGACGTCTGCCTAGGGTTCGTGGACGAGGGTTGGGACGTGGAGCCAGATACGGTCCACGAGGGCCTAGAGCCCGCGCTCATGGAGCGCAAGAGCCCGCAGGTACACCTGACCTCGACGGCGCACCGTCGCGCCACGAGCCTTATGCGGACGTCCCTGTCCCACGCGTTCACAAGCGACGACCCCGAGACGCTACTGCTGCTGTGGGGTGCCCGCCCAGGGTCCGACCCGTCCGACCCTGGCGTGTGGAAGGCCGCATCGCCGCACTGGTCGGAGGACCGCCGGCGGATGATCGCCGCGAAGTACGAGAAGGCGCTCACCGGGCAGGACGACCCCGAACTGGACGACCCCGACCCCATGCGCGGATTCGAGGCCCAGTACCTCAACGTGTGGCACCTGAGGGAACGCCGCGAGGTAGGGACACCAGTGGTGACCGAGCACGCGTGGTCGGCGTTGACGGTGGAGCTCCCCGAGCGCGCACCCGACTCGGCCGCCGTCGAGGACTGGTACGCGGAGGGAGTGTCCGTCGCGCTGGCCTGGCAGGAGGACGGCGCGGCCGTGGTGAGCGTCACCACACACGATGACGTCGCCGGCGCCGCGGCGGCCGTCAGAGCGTCAGGGTTCAAACGCCGGCGAGTGCTGGCAGGCGCGTCCATTGCGGACAACCTGAGTTGGCGTAGGGAGGGCCTCCGCACCACGCCACAAAAGGGCACCGTCCGCGCCGCCGTCGAGGACTTGGGGCGCCTGCTGAAAGATGGTGTCCTGGCCCACGACGGCGGCGCCGACCTGGCCGCCCAGGTGCTCGCGCTCCGCACGTCGCCTGGCGTGGACGGGCCGCGGCTACGGAGCACGGCGCCCGCCGGCGCCGTCAAGGCCGCCGTATGGGCCGCCGGCGAGGCCCGCAACAGCAAGCCACGACACGCCGTCGTCGTGCTCTGAGAGTTGTCTGTCGGGCGCGTGTGGCAGGATGACCGCCGTGAGATGGCCCTGGCAGCGCGAAGCGCGCGCCCCGCAAGAGCCAGAGAACTTGACGTCGATAGGTGACTCGGCCGTCGCGGGGTACTTCGGGGCGGCGCCGACGATGGCCGGCGTGGTCGTCAACGAACGGTCCGCGCTGGGCGTCTCCGCGTTTTGGCGGGCCGTAATGCTGATCGCCGGCACCATCGCATCACTACCACTCCCCACATATCGCGACACCGCGCCCGGCGGCCCGCGGCAGCAGGTGGCGTCGTGGATGGACGACCCCGGCACGGAGGACGGGCAGACGCCGTATGAGTGGAAAGAAACGTGTCTGCTGCACGGCCTGCTACACGGGAACATGTACTTGCAGCACGTCTACAACGGTGCGGGGGCGATGGTGGGAGCCACGCCGCTGCACCCGCTGGCCGTAGAGCCATCGTGGGAGCGCCGGCCCGACGGGTCGTACACCGGGCGAAAGCTATTCGCCGCCACAGGCGCAAACGGGCGGCGTCGAATCTTCACCCAAGACGATATGACGCAAGTAATGGGACCGTCTCTCGACGGGCTCCGCGGCCTGTCCCTGATTGGGGTGGCGCGGCAATCATTCGGGACCACCATCGCCGGCGACCGCAGCGCCGCGCGAATGTTCGGCAACGGCGCAATGATCGCCGGCCTGGTGTCCACAGAGGAAGATGTCGACGACGATGAGGCCGAGGAGATAAAGGCGGGCCTCGACCGCAAGGTGGGCGGCTGGGAGAACGCCGGCGAAATCGCGTTCGTCAATCGGAAGCTGAAATTTCATCCGTGGACAATGCCCGCCAGGGACGCCCAGTTTTTGGAGTCGCGGCAATTCCAGATCGAAGAAATTGCGCGGTGGACAGGTGTCCCGCCGCACCTGCTCATGCAGACGGAAAAGCAGACGTCGTGGGGCACAGGTGTCGCGGAGCAAAACCGTGGCCTAGGCCGGTTCACGTTGCTCGGGTGGACAATGCGATTCGAGCAGAGGCTATCGCGGCTATTGGGCGCGCCCCGGTTCGTAGAGTTCGAGTTCGCCGGCCTCGAACGGCCCACCCCGGAGGAAGAAATCCGGCTGCTGATCGAGCAGGTAAAGGCCGGCCTACTCACAGTCAATGAGGCGCGCCGTATTCGCAACCTGCCACCCATCGACGGCGGGGACGTGCTCCGCGTGGCCACCACGTCAGAGCGAGAGTTAGAGGAGGCCCTGGCGTGAGCTACGGGCAGACAGGGACCCTAGAGCGGCTGGCGGCCCGGGCTCGGGCCATCTCCCGGGCGCAGGCGAGGCCGACCACGCACCACGGTCCCGCGGACTGGTGGAAGGTCGGCAACGCGGCCGGCGACCGCGCCGAGGTCTTCATCTACGGGTACATCGGAGACGACTGGGCCGAGGAGGACGTCACCGCCGCGTCGTTCGTGGGCACGCTTCGGGGCATCACAGCGCCGGCGATCGACCTGCGCGTCAACAGTCCCGGCGGCGCCGTGTTCGACGGCATCGCGATTTACACGGCCCTGCTCGAACACCCTGCCACCATCGACGTTCACGTGGACGGGGTGGCCGCGTCGGCCGCGTCGTTCGTGTCGATGGCCGGCGACTCTGTGGTCATGGCCAAGCCAGCCAAAATGATGATCCACGACGCGTCAGGGATCGTCCTTGGGAACGCTGCAGACATGCAGGCGATGGCAGAGCTACTCGACGAACTGTCAGACACCATCGCCACCATCTACGCGGACCGCGCCGGCGGCACCACGGCGACGTGGCGGGACGCGATGAAAGCCGAGACGTGGTACTCCGCGGCAAACGCCGTAGAGGCCGGGCTCGCGGACCGTGTGGAGCACGACGCAACGGAATCGCCGCCGGAAGATCGGCAGAGCCAATTGATCCGCGCACGGGCGCGGCTACTCCTGAAAGGGGAGTGACAGTGGACATCGACCAGATTCTCGCCGCGCTGCAAGCCGTCGTGGACGGTGCGGCCGGCCGGCCTCTGACGGCCGAGGAGGTCACCGAGTACGAGGGCCTCGAAACGCAGCTTGCCACCGCTCGCGCCGACCAGGCCATCCGGGCGCGGCAGAACGCGTACACGACGCCCGTGCGGAACGATCTGCACGTCAACGTGGGCGGCGCCGAGCGCGACGAGTTCGCGGACCTCAACGCCGCATTCACCAACTACCTTCGCACCGGCCGGCCCAACGCCGACATTGCGGAGCTTCGGAACGCCCAGGAGGCCGGCACCGACTCCGAGGGCGGCTACCTCGTGTCGCCACAGTTCCGTCAGAAGCTCGTGGAGGTCCGTCTCGCGTACGGCGGCCTCGCCGCGGAGGTCGACAGCTTCACCACCGAGCGCGGCGGCGCGCTCGAATACCCGTCCCTCGACGACACCGCCAACTCGGGTGGCATCACGGACGAGGAGGCCGCGTTTGTCGATGGTGACGACCTGGCGTTCGGCACCGTGGCGCTCGGGGCGTTCAAGTACACGTCGACCGGCGCCGGCACCACGACGCCGCTCCGTGTGTCCACGGAACTGCTGCAGGACTCGGAGTTTGACATCGAGGCCCTGGTGTCCCGTGCGCTGGGGACGCGCATCCAGCGCAAGCAGGCCGCGGACTGGGTGAACGGCAACGGCACCACGCTTCCGTTCGGGCTCCTGCACGACGGGCTGACCGCGGACGTCGTGCTCGACGTCGAGGCCACCATCGACTACGACGAGATCCTCGACGTCGAGGCCGCGCTCGACCCCGAGTATGAGCAGAATGCCAAGTGGGTGATGAGCAAGGGCACGTGGGTCGCAATCCGCCGGATCGTCGTGGACGGCCGGCCGCTCATCAACCCGCAGACCATGGGCATCGGTCAGGCGCCGGCGAGGGAACTGCTCGGCTACCCGGTCATCATCGACCAGGGCTGCAACGCCGTCACCGCGGACGGTGTGGCCGGCGGGTTCGCCGCGTTGGGTGACTTCCGCGAGGCGTACGTCATCCGCCGGGTGGCGCCGCTCGCGGTCGTCGTGAACCCGTGGTCGCGTGCGAACAACGGCCAGGTGGAGTACGTGGCGTGGGAGCGGGCGGACGGCAACATTCAGAACCGCTCGGCGTACGCCACTCTCGAGAACATCACCACGTAACAACCCTGCACGCGTGGGAGCTCCACCCCGGGTGGAGCTCCCACATACCCCGAACCGAACCGACCGACCAGGAAGGAACCACCATGTTGCTCAGAGACAACCCTGAGGCGCTAAAGGCGTACCGGGAGAACAAGGCAAAGGCTCTCGCCAAGACGGCGACCGCCCGCAAGGCCGCGGACCGCAGGAAGGCCGCGCACAACGCCGGCACGGCGACGGCGGCTGGCAGGCCGGCGCAGTCCTGATGTCCGCCGTGGGCCTGCTCGTGGTGCTGCTAGCAGTCCTGCTGCTGCTGCACCTGCTCGGCGTGATCTGAGAGGGAGGACTGACCGATGGCGTGGGCGCCGGATTACGTGACACTCGCGGAACTGAAAACATATCTGCGAATCACAGACACCGCGGATGACGCGGAACTGGCGCTTGCCATCACGGCGTCGTCGCGGGCCGTGGACGGCTACTGCCGGCGGCAATTCGGTCAGGTGGCCGCCGCAGAGGAACGGTCCTACACGGCCTACTACGACCGCCGCGCCGGCGCGTGGATCGTCGTATTCGACGACCTGCAGGACATCACCGGCCTAACCGTCACCGTCGAGGCCGGCGAGGTCGACGACTACACCCTCGAACCCGTGAACGCGGCGCAAAAGGGAAAGCCGTTCGAGCGCCTCCGTGTCAACTCTGGCAGCACGGCGACGCCCACAAGCGAACGGCACGGCGTCACCATTGACGCCGTGTGGGGATGGGACGCTGTGCCGGCCGCCGTCGAGCAGGCCACAATGCTGCAGGCGCACCGTTACCACTCGCGACGGTGGTCCCCGTACGGGGTCGCCGGCTCACCCGACCAGGGCTCGGAGATGCGACTCCTCGCCAGGCTCGACCCCGACGTCGAGTCGTCCCTGTCGAGGGCCAAGCTGTACCGCTGGTGGGCGGCGGCCTGACCATGGACCTAGGGGACGTCATGGACGCGATTTCCACGCGTGTCGACACCATCGCCGGCCTGCGATGCTTCGCGTGGCCGCCGGATAGCATCACGCCGCCGGCGGCCATCGTCGCGTACCCGGAGGAGATACAACTCGACGCGACCTACAGCCGGGGCGCGGACACAATGACGCTCCCGCTGATCGTGGCCGTGGGAAAGGCGCACGACCGATCCACCCGGGACAAAGTGGCGGCCTACTGTGAAGGCGCCGGCGCGTCGTCGATAAAGGCCGTCGTCGAGTCGGGCACATACACGGCGTTTGACTCTGTGCGCGTGGTTAGCGTCGAGTTCGACGTCGTAACAATTGGGGGCATCGACTACCTCGCGGCCCTATTCGAGTTAGACATCATCGGAGACGGAGCGTAAGAAAATGGCCAAGGTTCACGGTAAGGTGACGTTCGTCTCCCTCGACGGCGACGACCTCTCGCAGTACTCGGAAAACTCGGAATTGAAGTTCGAGGCCGACGAGCACGACGTCACCACGTACGGCAATGACGGGCACGTGTTCTTGGGCGGGCTCACGTCGGGGTCGGTCACCATCTCGGGCAAGTACGACTCAACGGCCGCCACCGGCCCGCGGGCCGTCCTCCTGCCGCTGCGCGGGACTGTCGTCGTGCTGATCCACCGGCCCGAGGGCACCGGCGCGTCACTGCCGCAGGATGAGGTCGACGTCCTGGTCAAGAGCTACGTCCAGACCCACCCCGTCGCGGATTACATCATGTGGTCCGTCGAACTGACCATGAGCGGCGACGTCGACTCGACGGCGCAGAGCGCGTGAGCGCCGTCGACCGGGAGGCGTTGTTCAAGGCGCGTCTACCCGAGGAGGAGTACGAGCTACCCGGGCTCGGCACGTTCCGTATCCGCGGCCTGTCACGTGGCGAAGTCCTCGCCGCACAGGCCGACGAGCCGCGGCTGGCCGTGTTCGAGCGGCGACTCCTGGCCCGCGGGGTCGTCGACCCGAAGCTGACAGAGACCGACGTCGGCCGCTGGCAGGAGGCGTCACCATCGGGTGAAATGGAACCGCTCATCGCCCGAATCCAACTCCTGTCAGGGATCGGACGGGAGGTCGAAAAGGGCGCATACGAGTCGTTTCGAGACGACCCCGGAACTGGAATTCGAGATGTACCTGGCGGCGAAACTGACAATGACAGTGGCGCAGCTACGGGAGGAAATGTCGGCTGACGAATTCACACGCTGGCACGTGTACTACGCACGGAAGGCGCAACGGGACGAACTGGCACGGCTACAACAGGGAGGATGACACACGATGTCCAACGGTCAGATGTTGCCCGAGGGCTCCGTCGTCATCACCCCCAATGAGATGTATAGGGAGATGCAAGATATTGGCCGGAAGGTCGACCACCTGACCGCGGCCATCGACCCGTCCCTGGCAACGCTGCAGGCCAACGCCGCGGCCAACCGGGAGCGCATCGCGGAGTTGGCCGGCCAGGTGCGCGCGCTGGAAAACTGGCGATGGTTCGTCCTCGGAATCGCCGCTATCGCCGCGCCGGCTACGGCCGCGTTCACCAGTCTGTTCCTAAACGGGGTGCTCGGATGAGCGCCGACCCGATCCACATTCAAGGGCTCCGCGAGTTTCAAACGTCGCTAAAGCGTCTCGACTCCGATATGCCGAAGGTTCTACGGCTGGGCCTAAACAGCGTGGCGGACGTGGTGGTCGATGTGGCCCGCCCACGGGTGGCATCCCGGTCCGGTCGGGCTCGCGGTTCCGTGAGGGCTAAGAGCACCCGCACAGCCGTCCGCGTGGCCGGCGGCGGCAAACGGGTACCTTATTACGGGTGGCTCGACTACGGCGGCAAGGTCGGCCGTAGCCGTTCCGTGGTCCGACCATTCAAGAAGGAGGGCCGGTACCTGTACCCGGCCTACTACGCCACCCGCGACGAAATCCCACGACTGCTAGAGGATGCCCTAGTGG